CTTGATAAAACAACTCATTATTATTTACAACTACAGTTACACTGCTTGGGCTTAAACATATTAATTGAACTGGTGTACCAGAATTATTTCTTACTATTTGCACATAACTATTTCCCTCAGTACAAATACTAAGCATTATAAACTCAAAAAATGTTATTTTATTTTGGTAATAGTTAGGCTTAAATTTTACAAGATTATAAATTGGACTTTTAGAATCCTCTAATTTATCACCATTAGCTTGTTTAGTAAAAACAGAAATAGGCAATGAAGAAACAGATTCAGCAAGTAATCTTATTGCACACCAAACAGCTGTAAGAGTTAAAGCCTTATCAGTATCAAAAACATTTGCATCTGGAAAAATTGTGTTAAGAGATAAATCTCTTTTTTGAGTTTTAGGAGGAATGAATACGTTTGTTATTCTTTCAAGTAAAGTCAATGTGAAATTTTTATTTTCACAATAATACGATTATAAAAAGCTATAAAAAAACAATGTGTGTGTTATTTATTAACATAATTATAAAACTATAACCTCTCTTGTATCATAAACACTATCACCACTTTCAGTTGTAAGATGACAACCTAAAGCCATGACTAAACTAACAACTGGATCAACTTTTTCTTTAGATTTATTTTTAGAAATCTTAATGTTTCCAGCTGGATCTTCTTGCAAAGCTACATTGCTAATACACCAATTCATGCAAGGATTATTATTATGTATAATATTTTTAGAAAGTATTTCAGCTTCTAAAGTTTTTGTTGGCATAGACATTGAAACAAATCCTTGTCCAAATGGATCCATGTTAGCCCCATCATTTTGCAAATCAATTACTAATTGTGATGCATTCCATCTGTCATAACATATTGACTGAATACGATATTTTTTAGATAGCTCATTTATCTTAGATTTTATAAAACTATAATCAGCAACATCTCCACTTGTTGCATAAATATGCTTATCTCTTAACCAAGAAACATAATCAACACCATCTCTTTCGCTTCTTTTCTTTGCGTTTTCTTCTGGGATAAATATATAAGGTATAAAAACAAACTTGCCATCTACATTAAACAGTAATACAAAAGCAGTTAAATCTCTTGTTGATGCTAAATCTAATCCACCCCAACATTCTTTGCCTTCTAATATTGAGTAATCAAAATCTTGATGACAAGCATCCCACTCACCAGATGTGAGCCATGCACTATGTGAATCTGTCCATTGATTAAGCATTAGCCTCCTAAATGTGTTTTGATATGATGGAACGTCAACAGCTCTTTGGCTTTCTCTTTCCATGTATTCTTTTCTTAGACTAACACCATAATTTGGATTTGCTTTTTTCCATGTAGATTCCAAAGTAATATCATCATCATTTTCTGCTTCATATATTACAGTATAAAAAGAATCATCTTTTATAGTTCCTTCATTTACTTTTTTAGCATAAGAATATATTTCATAACAAATAGATTGCTTATCATAACCAGCTGTTGTAATTGCAATTGTCAATGGCTGCCTTCTTGATCCAGTTGATGTTGTTAATGTATCCCACAAATCTCTATTTGGCTGTGTGTGTAATTCGTCAAAAACAATGCACTGGGCGTTAAATCCATGCTTAGTTTTAGAATCAGAACTTATTGCTTGATAATAATTTCCTTTAGATTCATTGACAATTGAGTTTCTAAATACCTTGCCTCTTTCAGATAATTCTGGACTTTGCAAAATCATTCCTTTGGCTATCTCAAAAACTATTCCAGCTTGTTGTCTATCACCAGCAGCACTATAAACTTCACTCCCTCTTTCCTCATCAGCAAATAACATATACAAACCAATGGCTGCACACAAAGTTGATTTACCATTTTTTCTTGGAACTTCAATAAATACTGTTCTATATTTTCTGAGATTTGTTTCTTTATTTTTCCAGCCAAATATGTCGCCAACAATTTTACTTTGCCACTCTTCTAATTTTAATGGCTTACCAGTAAGCTCTCCTTTTGTATGTGTTATGAATTGCTCAATAAAACCAATGGCTCTATTTGCTGCCTTGTCATCAAAGTAGAACTTAGTCAAAATAATTATTTATTTGTGTGTTGTTAGTTGTTACTGGAGCTGATATGTTTGCCCTTGCAACTGGAGTTAAGCCAAATTGTGTTGCTAATTTTAAAGCTGTATTTAAAGCATCTTTAGCAATCTTTTGATAAGGAACAGCTTGAGCATGTTTTATAGTTCCATCAGAATTTTTAAATACTTGTATCCTTCCTTTTTCTCTTAACATTGTTTCTGTTTCTATATACAAAGCCATCTCATTGCAGTAAGCTAATATTAAATTGAGATCAACATTATGTAACATGTTTAAATTAAAAAGTTGTGATGTTACTTTATACCATTCCTCAGCTCCAATTGTAGATAATAAATCTGGAGCATCTGGTAACTGACTAACCAAATCAACTTGCATTTCATTTTCTATTGTTCTGCTTTTCTCAAGTGTGCCTTGCATCTGTTTAATAGCTGTTGGTAATTTTTTTCTTCCTTTACCCATTTATCTTTTTAGCTTTTGATCCAGTAAACTGTTCCCATCTTTCAATTATAACATCACAATACTTTTCATCTAACTCCATGCCATAACATTTTTTATTTAACTTTTCAGCTGCTATTAATGTTGAGCCACTACCAAGAAACATATCTAAAACTAAACCATTATCAGAACAACTACTTTTAATTGCTCTTTCACAAAGAGGAATTGGTTTTAAAGTAGCATGTCCACCTTCATTTCCTTGTCTTTTATGTCTATCAAAATGCCATACATTATTAAAATTATCATGTGTATTATTAAAAAATGCTCTTGTGCTGTAAAATTCTTTTTTTAATTCTTCGTATTCTTTTTTTAATTCTTCGTATTCTTTTTTAAAAGCATTTGTGTTATTTTCTTTGCACCATTTTTGAAACGAAACATAAACTTTTTTAGTTGGCATATTCCATTGAGATTTACATGTCCAATGATCTCTTGACAAATCTGAATGCCCAGCAATTCTTTTCATCATAGGAACATCCCATCCAGCTTTTTTTCTTTCAGATAAAAGATAATCTCTTATAGGCTCCCATCCATCAAAATAATTATCAGCATTGTTATTAAAACCTTGAACACCACACATTACAAATAAGCATTTTTCGTCTGCAATTGCATAGCTTCTTGTATTGTCTGAATTTTGCCCTTGACCATTTCCTTTGTCCCAAGTAATAAGATTTCTAAAAGTTGCTTTCTGTTCTTTTATAAATGGTTTAAGTATTTCTGAATAAATATCCATAAGAGGCTCATCTATACCCCAACAGTAAAAACTTCCGTTATCTTTTAAATATGAAAACTGTAAAGGAATCCACTCTTTGTTAAAATTTAATAAGTCAGAATAATTAAGATTGTCATTTAAAACTCCATCATTTTCTTTTTTCATACCATAAGGAGGATCATTGTGTGCCATATCAGCTTTTTCTCCATTCATTAATTTAGCAACATCATCTGAGCTTGTGCTATCACCACACATGATTTTGTGTTTTCCAAGTTGCCAAATATCTCCTCGCTTTACTTTGCTTTCTTTTGCCTCTGGTATTTCATCATCATCAATTAACCCATCAGCTGTTGTTTCTTCTTTATCAAATAATTCATCTGGAGTAAATCCCCACTCAGTCAATTCCTCATAATCAAAATATTCTTTTACTAATTCATCATCAAAACTTCCACCATTTTTATTTAACCTAATATTTAATTCTCTTTCTTTGTTTAAAGTTAAATCTAATTCATTACAATCAATTTCTGTATTTCCTAAGTCAGCCCAAACCCTTAATCTTTGATGGCCACCAATAACAATATTTTTTCTTTCTTCATTTATATTTATTATAATTGGATCAACCAAACCAAATCTTGTGAGGCTATCTTTTAAATCTTGCTCTTGTACTTTGTTTATTTTTCTTGGATTGTATTCAGCTGCAATCAATTCTGTGATTTTTCTTTTTACTATTTTCATTATTTCTTTGTTAATGTTGGCTCTGTTCTTATTAATGTAGGGAAGCCACTAAATTCCTTTTCTACCTCAACCATGTAT